ATCGGCAACATTAAATTCTGGCGGGGTGCCCACAATTATCCCCAAATCACCCGGCGTAGCGGGGCGGGCAATATTAGTTGGAGGAGTCAATTCCTCTTCAATAGGGGCAGGTGGTGCAGGAGGAGGGGGCTTAATAAAATCAGTCGGCGTTCCCGTCACACCAGTAGCGAACGGGTCATTGCCCGGAGGAGTTACAGTTCCACCGGAAGCCGGGCCAGATCCACCGGTACCCCCAGTGGGCAACTGACCATACTGCCAATCACTTCCAGCAACAGGTTGGTACGGCTTCTTCAACCGATTACGCAGATCGTCGAGGTAAGCGTTAAGGTCGGAGATATCTCTCGGCGGTCCCGGAGGAGTGAGCAAAGATTCGTAATACTCTTTGATCGGACCAAACTTGTTTGCGTCTACTTCACCGCCCTCGGCGTAACCCGGATACTTATCTGAGAAGTACCCCGGCTTAAAGTACCACTGGTCATAGCCCTGACCATATAGCGGGTTAACCTCGCCCGGAACGTAGAACCTAGCGTTAGATACCGTACTGCCGGGTTTGATCTTCTTGGGTTCTTGGGCAGCGAGATTAGCAAGCCCAGCGAAGTAAGCCGAACGGGACAAGTCCCGAAGTCCTTGGCGCTTATACGGACCCTCAACAGCCTCAAGGAAAGCCTCTTGCCCTTCAGGTTTAAACAAAGCCCGGACACCATCTCCAAATAGTGAGGGTGCCTTGGTTACTGTCTGTACCGGAGCCGTCTCAACCTTGATCTTGGACAGGTCTATTGGCGTGCGGGTATCCCGCAGACGGGCCGAAGAAACTTCCTCTTCCCCAGATATGATTTTGGGAACAGCAGCACCCGGCTGAACCGCTTTACGTGCGGCTTCAAGTCCCTCGATAGTCTTAGCTCCAGAATAGGCGGACAGACCAGAACGAAGGCCCTTGTCGAAACTTTTATCCACAAGACCGCTAATACCCCCAACGATCAGTCCGGTCGTAGCAGAACCCAGCTTGGGGAAGAAGGTCTTCAGGGCAGAACCAGCAATCGCGGGAAGGATGCTCTTAAGCCAGTTCGCTTCTGGCAGTCCAGTATCGGGGTTAGTTGTAAGAGAACCACCCGTAGCCAAGGCAAGCGCCTGCAACCCCTCTACTTCGCCGGGGGTCATATGGACTAAAACGGAGTCACCCTTACGCCCCTTGGAAGCAAGAAGCGCGGCCAATCCGCCCTGTGGATAAGTCTGATTCATAAATCCCCCGTGGGGAAAAGTTGCTTAAATCGTACCATTTCAGGTAGAGACATTCGACACCCACGTTACGGTCAGGATGACGGAAGGGATTTGCGGAATATTGCCTGACGCAGGGGCAGCTAACAGGATCACGTTGGCGTCGGGTGACTGCCAAGCAAGTTCAATATAGTCCCCATCGGCAAGGGTAATCACCCAGTTCCAAGCGGCTACGAGTTCGTTGTTAGGTCCGTCAATGACCATCTTGGTAGCGGAGTGCGCTACGTTGTTCCCGTTCAACCGTAACCAAATAAATACGTCGCTTGCACCGCCGCCCGTCTTGTCTAACTGGGCTGAGAACTGAATGTTATATACAGCCGTTTCCGCTACGTAGACCCGGTTCGTATCCTTATTAACGCTGAATTGAGTCTCACCCGAGTTGTAGACGCTATCAAACTTCATCAGGTTAACAGTATTGGCAACCGGGTTCGTCTGCGTAGTCGTATCGTAAAAAGATCCGTGTGGCTTGGGTGCGTTGAACGCGTTCGATACGAGGTTGAAGAAAAGGCGAAGGACGTTAGAGAACTGATCCTGATACCGTCGTTCGTAGTCGTTCGGGGCCACCGGCAGATTCGGGGCCACAAGGTTACGGACCTTTTGTAACCGCGTAGTACTCATCTACGCCCATCCGGACGTACGTCGATACGCATCAGACCCATCTGCCAAGCCACGCCGAGATCAACCGAGTCGAGTCGGAACGACATCTGGCGGCCACGGACCCGTGTATATACCTGCCCCGTATACTGCTCAATCGGAATCCGTGAAGTTTCCTGCACGCTAGGACTATCAGCAGGTGCGTAGTTAGTACCTGAATTCTGCCGAGCCTTGACCGTCAAAGTCACACTAGGGTTGTTTGACGAGGAAGTATTAAAAGTCAGATCGGGGAGGATGCGCCACACGTATCCAAAAGACTGCCCGTCTTGAATATCAAAATCAGACGACTCGATGTAGGCAGCAATCGGACGCACTTCAAGCAAAGACCGGTCGTCGTTGCCGTACTCATGATTCATGATCTGATTGGGTACTTCGTATGCCACACGCGAGTACTGAATGTGACTTGCCGCAGTCGTACCGTTATAGCCACGAACACATCCGGTCAGAGAAGTAGTCGTAGTCCCCGTGTAGTAGATCTGCTCTGAGTCGATTGTCACCACACCCGGCACAGGATAAGTAGCGGCGTTAAGCAGAGTAATGTTTGTAACCGACGAATTAATCGCTGAACTCAAGTAAGAAGTCTGCACACTGAAGGCAGCCATCGGGTACTGACGGAGTGGTGAATCAAGCCAATAACTACGGTTCAGATTACCGTAGTACCAAGTCTGTTCGAGATGGTTATAGACAACGTACCTGTCATTAACGAGGCTATTAGATGACGGGTAGTGCCACCAAATTTCGTTGTAGCCTTGATTGGCTCCGCAGACAACCTGCGAGATCTGCTCCGCGTTTATATCTGTGAAGATGTACTGACGAAGCGTACAAGGCAGCGTCTCCACACGACCGGAGTACATGTAGAACTTATCGGTACCCATCCAGTACGTGACGTTGTTGATCGTGATCGCCGCATTCGGGGAGATGATGGAGATATTGTCCATCAGCAAGTTGATACCCCACACATACGGAGGGCCGAGGTACTGCATAGAGAACAGTGCAGCATCGGTCCAAATCAGGATCTCCTGACGAGTGTCCGTAGAAGCAACAACGTACGAACCGTACGAAAGCCGGGTCTCACCTGACTGATTCAGGGTTGATGGCACCCACTCAAACGGATTGTCTGCGTCAGACCAACGCACCAACAACGGGTCGAAAGTCTCACTAAAGTTGAACGGGTTGTATGGGTTAGATCCGAAAGCAATACAAAAGTTACCGGAGCTAGATGTAGCCACCTGATAAGTCGTGTTGGGGACATGGCGTCCGGCGTAACTAAACGTGTAATTACCAGCCGAGCCTAACGTAGTTGCCGCCGAGATGGGTACAGAAGTACTACCCAAAACATACGCAGTTGTAACGTAAGTACCGGCAGGAATACCCGTACCGACAACAACGGCACCCGTATCAATACCTGTCGGGTCAGTAACCGTGATCGTGGTAGCAGCGGCTAAGAACGTAGCCGTCGTAGTGTGCTTAACCTGCGTATTGGCGTACGAGTTGAGCGTGACTGCTCTAGCCCACGTCGAGGTATCTTTTACCCAATAGTAAATCGGGCCGCCGCGAGGATTGATCAGGAGGTTCTCTTGGTCGTTGTCTTGTGACCACAGCCGGATCTGACTAGAGATGGCAGAGCCTACGCCCCATCCACCGAAGCCCCACGGACCTGAACCCCAACCAAGACCGCTAGAGTAAGTGGCACTGCCTGAATCAATCTCCAAAGCAGCCGTGGCTGCGCTACCACCGCCCGTGCCCGTACCGGAAGCAACTGTATCGCCAAGCACCGCAAACGTAGTGCTAGAGGGAATATCAACAACTTCGAACGCGCCGATACCTGCCGTAGACGAGTACAGCGTGATGCCGTTGACGATGATATCTGTACCGGACGGAGTATTGCCGAACGTGACCCACGTACCCACAGTCAGGTCGTGTGCAGATGAAGTCGTGACAACGACTCTGTAACTACCGCTTGTTGTAGCAAACGGATCAGTTGGCAAAGTCACCGTCGAAGCAAGTGGGGTAATGTCGTGGTAAACGCCTAAGTTCTCGACGTAGAACTTCTGATTGGTCCCTACGCCAAGAAGATTCTCATTGACAAGCGTGATCCAATTAAACAGAGAGCGGCAGGTACCGACAAACGTCTTGGTAGGAGTGGTCTGGTTAATCCACCCACCGATCTTTTCTGCATAACCAGAACGGAATCGCACTTTATCGCATGAGAAGTAACCCCCCTCGTTTGCGTAATTAGTGGACTCTTTGTTGATCCCCGGACGAAGCGTCAGTTTTTGTAAAGGCATCAGACAACTCCCGAAAGATACAACGCACGTTCATCCATACGGCGTTTGACTAGACCCGGCAGCACACGGCCACCTGCCTTAGTCCATTTCAAGAACTCATCTGCGGCTTCGTCGAACTCGCCCCGGTTTGTCTTCATCCGTAGAGAAGATCTCTGAAGATTTCCCAGTCCCACGTTGAAGGCAAAAGATACGAGAGAATCAAAGACTCCTTGGCGACCAGAAGCAGCAGGGCAAAGTCGAAGAACACCACGCTCAAACCGGCGAAGATCTTCAGCAAGAATAGAATCCACCTCTCCCATAGAGATGACGCGATTCCAACCCTCGGGTATCGGTAGATTCTTGCGCTCATGGAATGGGACGTTTGCGTGTGTTGGGTCAATTACATGGCCGACACCGATAGTCCACAAGAGGGCAGGACAGCGGTAAGGAATTTTCCTTACTCCCTCATGGTGCTTGATCATATCAATGGCGGCGGCGGAGACTTTCATCGCTTGCGCTTGTGCTTCTTGGCTGTCGCAACTGTAAAGGTCAGGGCAATGATGGACAGGCAGATATTCAGCGCCGTCTCACCTATCGTTCCAATGCTGG